ACCTTCGATGTTTAGATAGTACACTTCTCTACCATCTTTAAATGAACCGTAAGCATATTCTGGTTTTTGTGCTGTTGCCGCAAAATCTAGAGAAGAAGTTGTTTTGCCGCACTTTGGTTGTCCTGTTAATACAACAAAGCTACCTTCTGGAACACCCCCGTTTAAGATAATATCTAGAGATGGGCTAAATGGTATTGTAAGTACTTTTTTATCTACTACAGCATTACCAGATAAAATAATGTCATCACCAAAGGTTTTTAGCACATCTTCTTTAAGACTCATAATCGATATCCTTTAATTTGGAAATAATACTATTGTTAATTTTATTGTTCTTGCGAAAAATCTTATTGGTTTTTCTATCTATTTCTATCGACAATGTTTTGTTGCTGGTGTCCAGTATCTTCTGTTCTCTTTCTATCATAGCAACAAGATGGGGTGCTCGCAGAGAATAAATTTTCTCAGCACCTTTTCCATTGAGCGCTTTCACAATCGCAATATCTGAATATTTATTTAACAGCTTGTGGGCGGATGCTATCTGATTCTTATAATATACGGCCCAGGTTTTTGTTGTCCAAAACCTATAATGCAAATCCTGATTATTAATCTTTGCTCTTTTTTCACATATAAGTTCTGTGATGTATTGAGCAGCAGACACATCCTTGCCGTTCGAATATTTCGACGGATATTTCTTACTTGACATTATGTCTATTCAGTCTCTAGGTCTATATATGGCGTTTCTTGCCGTCCTGGATATTGTGTTGCCTAGTTGTTTTCTGATCTCGTCGGACTTAGAAGAGGCCGCTTCTGTCATAATACTCACACCACCACGATTAGACATAGTTTTATTTGCTAGTAGGCTAGTATTTTCTGTTGATGATGTTACAGTTTTTATAGGACTATTTTGGTTTTGTGTGATATTTAATATTTTTTGTACAGTTTTTATCACGACGCCTAATTCTTTTGATATCGTTTTAGGTTCCATCTTTATTACTTCATAAAGATATTTGATGGCATATTCTTGTATCTTATTAGAATTTTTCATTATATCATATCCCTTTCAGCATTGTTTAACCATGCTATATTTTTTGTTCTTAAGAAATTAACATACTTATCAAATATATCCTTGTTTACAGACTTAAACGACCACTCATTTTTTCCTATTTTTGCAAGAAATCTGGATTCGTTTCCCTCGCTGTACATGCCCATAGGATTATATATCCTTCCATGGGTACCAACCTTAATAAGGTATCTGGTACTGATCTCACCATCAACATATTTTGCTAAGGTTTTTGGTGATTCTTTGTTCATTCGTGGGTTATTCTGATCGTCAATAAAATCATGTTCACCAAAAATACAATAGTAATATTCTGTACTACTAGGATTGACAGGTTTATTTGTGACGGGTCTAAATATGAAATCTGATGTACTCATAATATCATGTCCATTTTGTTTTAGTTTTTGGCTTAGTTAATCTACTCATACCCTTTGGCAGTGGTTTGTTTTCTGTGGTCTCTTTATAAGAATTATGCTTTTGTCTTAGGTGTTCCTTCTGGTCATCGCTCATCCTATCCGTATTCCTTTTTGCTAAATCCCCTACGGTTTTAAGCTCATCATCTGATTTTCTTACAGACGAACTAATACTTTGAGCATCTTCAATATATAATCTATATACTTGCTTATTTTTATTACAATATTTGCAGGGTAGCTTATCGTGATAAGCCCTAATGCTACATACTACCTCGTATTTTTTATTACAACTATCGCAGAAAAAAGTATATGACGGCATTATGGATAAGATTCTGGTAGGTATATGGACCATTCGATAGGTATATCTTGTCTTATTTTATTCAATAACCCGGTCACAGGCAAGTACTTTGCGCTTTTACGAGGTATTACTGGCAAATTGAGCAGAGGCATTTTCGCTTGTTTAGGTGTTTTATTTCCTTTTTTACGGTTGCAACCTGTGCAGGCTGTTACTATATTTGTCCATGTGGTCGGAGACCCATCTTTCCTATCCCATAAAGATTTTGGAATAATATGATCGTATGTTAATTTTGATATATCACATTCTATTCCACAATATTGACAAGTATAATTATCTCTTATAAAGAGATTTTTTCTAGAAAAACTAACCCGGTGATCATGAATACGAAAATATCTGTTTGTTTTTATAACAGCAGGGATTGGGTGTTTTTTATTGTTAGTTCCTTGTATAAAATCATTTTTATAAAAGTCTATAATGTCTACATACTTATAATTAGCTTTAGTAGTTTTGGATAACCACGTAATAGCTCTTTTCCAATCTATAATGCCTAAAGGTGAATAATCGGCATTAAGAACCAAGCATCTACTGTTCTCTAGCTTCATAAGAATCTAAACGTCCTAATACCTGTGCTATGATTGGATTTCTTACAATATCACTAGCTTCTAATCTAGATATACCTATTCCAGGTAGATCACCTAGAGCATTTATCAAATCACTAAAACCGCCCTGTAAATTTCTATTTAAGTCTGACTGTTTAACGTCACCAGTCAATATCATTTTACTGTTTTGTCCTATTCTTGTTATTAACATCTTTAATTGCTGATAAGAAGCATTTTGACATTCATCAGCAACAATAAAAGAGTTATGAAAATTTCTTCCTCTCATCAAACCAAGAGGAACAACCTCTATTTTATTATTAAGTCTAAGTGATGCGTATTGTGCTTGATTGATAAAGTAATTAATCTCATCTAATATTGGTAGTAAATAAGGGTGTAGTTTTTCTTCTGCGCTTCCTGGCAAATACCCTATTTTCTCTCCAGCTTCTAATACCGGCCTAGTGATTATAATTTTTTTGACCTTATCATCAAACAAATACTCAAGAGCCATACCAATAGCAATATGTGTTTTACCACTACCAGCTAATCCTTGACAGAACGTAATAGTATTTTCAGCAGCAGTTTTTATGTATTCCTTTTGATTCTCTGTTCTGGGCCTGAGTCTATTTCTATAAGTTGATATCTCCGGTTGCACACTGTTTGTAGCATCAACAACCCTACCTCTTCTTTTACTTGCTTTATTATTTTTTTTCAATTCATTACCCTTTCCAATACAGAGTATAACTATAAATCACAACTTTATATACACCCCGTATGGGTTTTGTAAGTTAAATTAAACAAGCTCCGCCCGCACAACTGATCTCTTCTATGCCGGTTGTATTATCTTCTGTTTCCGATAATTGTGTATAGTCTACTTTCTTAAAATTATCAAATAGATCGCAATAGATTTTCCAATTATAAACATCTTTCATACAATATGTTAATCGTCTAACATCATCATTAAAATATTTTTTTGCAAATCTCTTCATCTTGGTGCTAAACAATAGCTTGTCTTCTGAATCAGTATGTTTGATCTGATTAAGACTAATATAGTCACATGCGGCCCATAAGTTATTATTAAATGCATTTAATCCTAGTTCTATAAGACCAGAACACCACAATGCAGCATCTCCGTATTCTTTTACTATCTCTCTGCTTGTATATACGGTGGTAAAAGGAGCTTGGGGATAATCTTTGTCTCCGCTTTGTGGTATCAAACTTATACCAGCAAAATATTTACGATTATCATAAATGTATTTTGTAACATCGTCCCATTCTTCTGGTTTTACCGTGACCGTATTGCTTACATTATGACTAAGATACTCCTGTGTACACAAAGATCTATTTTTTCCAGAATGAACCCAATTCTTTTGAGTATCCTTTACCACCTTTAGCATTTCTACAGCGGGTAATTGATTCTTTAATTTTGCACCATCTGGTACTTCTATGGGGAATTTTATTACCTCATCCGTATTATTAGCAGACCATACAGATCTTTCACAGGCTCGCGGGTTTAGTTTTTTGAAGTGTTGGTACGGTGCTTCTAAAACATTAGTCTGTACATGGCGTATATATCGTTTGGCGTGATGTGGGTGGATCCCCGAACTAGTACCAAGCATACTTGATGAGGTTCCCTCCGGTTTCAAACAAGTTACCCGTGCGGCCTGATTAATGTTGATTTTTTTTGCTATATCCTTGTTGGTTTCTACTGCTATTTTTGCTCCTTTTATCAGCACTTTTTCTGATAATACAATTTCGTGTTTTTCCATAATTCCGGTTAACGAAACACCTAGTAGCGCTTCTCTATTAAAAACTCTTTCGCTAATATCTCCTAAATATTCTAACTTTGTAAATCCAGCTTGTAGTGTACCAATGATAGCAGCAGCTTTGCATCTCTCAAAAAAGTCTTCATCATCTTCTACACTTGAACAATTAATAGTTGATAGGTTGCAGCCTTGCCATCCGCTTTTCCCGGTTTGTTCATCTACGGGCCACATACCAATTTCTACGCAAGGATTAAATATCATCTCCTTGGATTCACTCCAAATAAATCCTGGTTCACCAAATTCTTTAACTGAATCCATTAGAGTCTGAAACTCTTCAAAGGTTGTTGAGTCTTTTAGCAAGAGTGCGGAGTTATTACTTCGTGCTCTTTGAGGATTGTCTATATACCAATTTCCAGTTTTAGCCTTAGCCATTTCTTCATCGTCATGACTAAATAGAGCCAGACTGGCTGATCGTCTTACTCCACCGCTCAAAACGGCATCGCTACTATGCATTACAATATCATATGCGTCAATTGGCCTTAGTCTTTTTTGACCGTTGGTTATACAACGATCAAGTAGTGTTCTAATTTTTTCCAAACCCTTTTGCAGAGGTTCGAACCCTGGGGCTTTTCCAACACCTGAACTTAGTGAAGACCCCTTTAATCTAATGTTGGAGTAATCAAAAACAATATGGGTATTTTTATATTGCTTAAATTCTTCAACTGGTTTGCTAGAATATGAACTGACCAAAACGCCTAGTGCATCAGCCCAACCCTCAATACTGTCTTCCACAATGTACTTTGTGCCCTCGTCATGCTTAACGTCATGTTCTAAAGTTGGTAGTTTTGCTATATGTTGTTTTTGAACACTGAATCCTGTTCCACTGCCACATAGTAGTAACCAAAAACATTCTTGGAAGAACCTTAGTCTATCACAGTAAGAACTAGTACAATTGTATATTTTTGCATTTCTTTTTAAGATTGGCTCTCCACCAAACTGTAGCGCTCTTTGACTACCAAGAACCTTCTTCTTGTACATCATATCATAAGCCCAATCGATATCTTCAGAGATACCAACCTGGTCATATTGAGTGTGCATCATATTTCGCACACGTTCAACCGCTTCCTTCCAGGTCTCTCTTCTATTTTTATCTTCTATCCAACGAGCATACTTACTAACGAATGTATAATTTTGTAGTTCTTGTAAAGCCGACATCTTATCTCCTGTTCAATAGAAGTAATAAACCTAGAATAACTATTCCACTTAAACTTTTTTCAGTCAATGATTGATCATTATTTATTAGTGCGTATACGTGTATAAATACTGAAATCCAAAAACATATAATCATAATTACACCACAATACCTTTTAGCCACGTAAGGTCAGGCTCTACCTTAAAAATTTTTATTCCACTCATTTGTACAAAAGTATCAAATCTTTCTTTGGCCTGTTTGTCAAATAGATGAGTACCATGATCATCAATCATAAAAACTGTACCCACCCCTTCTTGCCATAGAGCTATGATACAATCGTTGCAACACTGACCAGTTACATAGGCTATTCCATTGTCTGGTCGTATGACACAATTAGATAGTGCGTTTCTTTCAGAATGTACCATCCAGTGATATTTCTCCGGTCTGGATGTAGGGAGTTTTGCATCGTCTAACCCTTTAGGAAATCCGTTATATCCAACTCCTAGTATACGATTACTTTGGTCTGTAATAACACAGCCATGTTGTGTGTGAACATCATGGCTGCGTTGAGAAACGACCTTTGCTAATCCTAAAAAATAATTTGTCCAATCAGGACGCATAATTCCATTATTTTTCTAATAACTTCTTATAAAAAACCAAAGAAGCTATGGCTCCAGCCACTCCCATAATAATCCCTGCCGGTTGTAGGGCTGTCATACCCAGCAGATAGGTTATTATACCTCCACAGTATGATCCGGCAACCCCTAAAGCTATAGTTTTCCAAAATCCAAAATTTTCTTCTCCCGGTACTATGCTCTTAGCTATAGAGCCAACAAATAGACCATAAACTGACCATACCATAAGATTAAACATTTGATACCTCCACTAGGGTTTGAACTTCCTCGTCCGTGAGAACTTCTCCTGTATTTAGAATAGAATTAACAATAGACAATGAATATTTTTCATAGTCTTCTTTTTTCATCTCTCTTCTCAAGAGTTTCTTGATTCTCATTTTGGTAAACCAGCCTTTACGCATGCTGTATTGTTTTATTTCTTCACCATATAGAGAACACTTATCGGCCAAGGAACAACTGTTTGATAATTTATTTTTATTGCACTCTTGTAATATTCTTACTAGTGTTAGTATAATACTAATTATCATTAGTATAGTAAAAGGATCAAAAGTATGCGTACTATTTTTAGGCATATTTGTTTGATCTAATATTTTTAATGCAATATTTTTAAGTTTTTCATTATTCATAAACTTATTTTCTATTGGTTGGACATTTGCCGTTTGGACAATTAGAACCGGGGGCTGATGGGGCGGGTATACTACCCGATAAAGATAGTTTATTTTCAGGTTCGCAATATGAACATTCTATCCGTTTGATACCATCTCCGCTCATATACCATCCCTTGCCCTTGCATACTGGGCAATCTTTTCTCTTATACTTTTGTGTATTTTCGGATTCGTGTTTAGCCTTGATTATACTTCCTGCAATTACTACAGGAGCCAGAGAAGATCCGTAGTATGATTGACTAGAAAAAATACTAACAGCTAATAATCCAATTAAAAATTTATTCATTTTTTATTTCTCCAAGGCACAGGAATATTATCTATAATCCTTTTAATAGGTTTAACCTTTGGTGTTTGTGTGGTACCAACTGTACTTTTTGGACTAAATTTTAATATGATATTTACTATTCTTTCTAATACACTAATTACAAGATTAACTAATGTTCTAACTTCTAGTCTGTCTCTTAGTTTCATAAATAATCCTCAAAACCGTATGAAGGTAGTTTTTGCACAGGGAACCCATCAAAATTGCTAAAAGCGTATGACCCGTTTTGTTTTAGCATCCCTTCTGCAACGTCAGCGTGGATCAAAAAAGAACCGTCTGGTATGGTGCCCCATTCGGGGTGACCACCATCGTTCCATTTACCCCAACTATTTTGCACCAAAAATGCTGGCTCGTCTCCGGTATCGTCACAAGCAATCCATGCCATGCAATGCCCCCAAGAGCCGGATTGTTTAGCAAATCCCTTTTTATCTCGTGTACTATTGAATCCATAATTAGAACATACGGCTAAACCATACCCATTAGCTAGGGCGTCTCTTGCCTGTTCCACGTTTTGAACTAATGAGGTCGTTTGCACCTGATGGTCGTTAGCCAAATCAAGTACCTTGTCTGGTAGCCCTCTTCCTCCCCAACCAGCTCCTAAATTACCATTATATTTTGATAAATCTATTACTCCAGAATAATTTTGTCTTACTAGAATACCACCAATTTTACTAACAAACTCTGCGGCTCTAGAACAACTCATTCCTTGACCAGAGAATCCGCGAGCGCCATAAATGGCCTCCGTCGCACCCCTTGCTATCCAGGATTCCCTTTCATTGTGTATATCTATTTCTACTGCTCTACTAACATCACAAGCGTTTCGTGTTCCGTGGCTTACACAATCTCCAGTAGTTTGTCTTTCATTATAAGGATTCTTATCAAATTTTAACACACTCTTATAAGGAGTAGATAGCTTTCCCTTACCAGAATTTTTAATTCTTTTGCTAGCATTCCCGAATAGGGGATACTTGAGCGTTTCCATTAAATGGTCAAAGTGATGAGGTTCCCATAAACACCCACTAAAACCCTTGCGATAATTATCATATAATTCTTTAGGAGTATATCTTGCCATTATTTACTAGCCTCATTATAAGCCCAAGCTAAAGCATTAAAGCCGTCTACTGCTTTAGCTCTTAATTCTGGTGTTAAATTAACATTATCATCACCAATACTAGCCACAATAACCTCTTTGGCTTCTTTAGCGAGATTAGCGTACTTTCCCTTAACGTCTAATCGTAGCATAATTCCAGAAAGACTATTGGCTTGACGAATTTCATCAGTATTTTTAATTACTGTGTCTTCACCGTCCAATTTAATTAATTGTCCAATATCTAATGATAAATCTCGTAATTTTTTATATTCGTTTTTATTACCACTAGATTTTTTAAGTAGGTCTACAACTTCTTGTGCTTCTTTTTTCAGATTTTCATCAGATGGTACTGATAGTTCTAGAACATCAACTGACACGGGAACATTGTTGTTATTAACAATATTCTTGATCTGTGACCCAAAAAGCCCCCAAGCTACTAAAGCTACGCCTATTAATAGAACTGTTTTTGTTTGATTATTCATATTAAGCATTATCCTTTTTTGAGCAACCCATAGGACTAAGATATGGAAACATTTGATCAGCGACTTTAATTGCCTCTTGACAACCACTTCGTACTGCTAAATCTCTTGTTTGTTTCCATGAAGCAACTAGCTGAAAAAATAGGTCTTCTTTATCTTCCACTACGGGCACCAATGGTAAAGACGGTAGTTCGGTGTTGTTCTTGACCTTGGCAAACAAATTCATTAAAAACTTTTGCACCGGACTAAGCTTATCCTTAAACATTACCCATAAAACTAAACCAACACCGGCATATAGTGCTAAATCTGTTGTACTAAATTTACTGCTAAAGTCTTGAAAACTATCTGTAAAGTTCATGTTTAATATCCTTTAATTATTTGTTTGGGTTGAAAAATTCCAACATTTCTGAAAGTGGCTACCATAGAATCTATAGTTGCCGATACCAATATCATAATTATTTTTTTTACGCTCTTGTGTATAATAGGCTCTAAAAATGATGGCGCAAAAGGAATATCTATGATTACAAAAACATTGTCATAAAATTGTGATATTGCGAGCATGGCTGTTTCTTTTTTATCTTTACCAGCTAGATCTGTAGCGATAGCTTCTATAGATTGTACTATACTAGCTATAGTAAGCTGTAATATGCCCCACGCCTCTCCTAATGCTACCCTTTTAGCTTCGTTTAGGTTGTTTCGACTTTGAGCTATTAGTTTTTCTAGTTCTGGTTTTAGTTTTTCTATTAAGTTCATTAGCTTCTTTTCTTTCTTCTGGATCAGCAGTATCCCACCATGTTTTTTTGATTTCTTTTCTGCTATTAATATACTTATATAAAATAGCTAATTGACCACCAATAAGAATACAACTTTCTACAGCATGGCTCACATTGCCGATCAATTCTTCTTTATGGCTATTGTCATTAATTATACCTAATAGGTATAAACCACTAAAAATAAAACTTACAGCGGTAAACCAAAATTCGCTAGTACGATATCCTGGTTTTATCATAATTTTAGCCCTATTATTAGTAGAAAGTATACTTCTATACTTAGGATACACTAAATAGCGAGTGGATAGTAGTGCTCAAATTAATAATTTAAATCGTTTTATTCTATCAAACTCTCTATAACTTCAAGTCTTTCTTTGGCCGCAAATAGTGTATTATGGGCCTATTAGATGACTTTTCATTATTCATTCCTTAAAACCTATAGGTTTGTAAAATTTTGTTTATTTTATCAATGTCATCCTTACTTAGGTGCAGGATAGCATGACGGCGGCGGGTTGGGGACAAACGTGCCAGCGGTGCCGCCGTTGTTGCAGGCAGAGTCAGTGAACGTGGCAGTCCCCGTTACCGCGCCGCTGTGGGCCGAATTGTCGTTGAAGGTCGCGTCTCCACTGACGATGCCTGCGTCGTTGGACGAACTGTCGTTGAAGGTCGCGTCTCCACTGACGGCGGCGTAGTTAATCGAATTCTCGTTGAACGTCGCGTTTCCATTGACGGTGCCGGAGTTGTGGCTTGAACTGTCGTTGAAGGTCGCGTCTCCACTGATGGTGCCGCCGTAGTCGTTGTATGTCGAGTCGTTGAACGTCGCGTTTCCACTGATGGTGCCGCCGTTGTTGCCCGCGTCGTTGTAAAACGTCGCGTCTCCACCGATGGGGCCGCTGTTGGCTGTACCGTCGTTGAACGTCGCGTTGCCACTGACGGCGCCGTCGCTAGACGAACCGCCGTTGAACGTCGCGTTGCCACTGACGGTGCCGGAGTTGAAGGTGTCTTGGTTGAACGTCGCGTTTCCACTGATGGTGCCGCCGTAGTCGTTGTATGTCGAGTCGTTGAACGTCGCGTTGCCCGTTATGAGTCCGTAGCCGCTATTAAACGCCATGTCATTAAACGTGCAGTCGCCAGTGACGGTGCCTTGGTTAGTCGCACGATCATTAAACGTCGCGTTGCCAGTGATAACGCCGGTGTTGTTGAACGTACTACCATTAAACGTCGCGGTTCCGGTGACGGTGACCCCAATAGCGAGAAAACCTTCATTAAGTGTCAGGTTCACCACAGTCGGCGCACTGCCGCTGTTGGTTTCGCATGTTGCACTAAGGACAACGCTATCGCTGCTAGTCGGCAGGGCAGACGCCTGCGTGGTGAACGCATCGCTCGTCCACCAGTTGCCGATTTCATCCCAGTCGCCGTCCACCGCGCCCGTGAAGTAGAGGGTGCGGGGCGCACTTTTTATTCTCGACAACAAACTGTTGTTACTGTAAAAACTCATACAACACCCATCGCTTCTAGCTTGTTAATAGATACTA